GTGGTTAGTCCTGATCCGCTGGTCGCGATCGTGCTGGTCCGACCTTTGCGGCGTTTGAGATCTGCACGCACTTCATCCTCCACCGCAGTGCTGGGATCTTTGATCGGCGCGGGCGGGGGGACAGGCGGTATCGGCGGCGGTGCCGGTGCTTTACTGGAAAAAAGACCACTCATGCAGCTGCTCCAAATGGATCGTATTTATTCTGCGCAACCGCCTGGGGCGGTCGTGCGTTGTCGGTGACGGTTTTCATGCCAACAGCCATATAGCGAAACGCATCAGCGGCATGGCTTGACCAATCGTGTACTGGCTGGTCGCGAAATTTTCTTGTGCGGTCGTTATATTTGCGATGGTAGTGACGCAAAGACTCAAGACCCTGGCGGCAATTGTCGCGATCGATGTAACAGCGCGGAATCAAAAGTCTCGCGGCATGGATGCCATCTTCAACTGGAAGGCGTGGGACGACGCGAAAGTTCAGCCCCAAATCATATGCAGTTTCTCGACGGCTTTTACCGCTGCCCATCTCACGCACTTCCAGATCATGCGGCCCGTAGTGCGAGCCGTATGTGTAACCCAGGCTATGCAGATGCCGCACATAGTGCGGCAGACCTTCGCCACGGTTTTCGTAGTAGTCGATAACCTGCACCTCACCGCGGCCCACGCTTTGCGTAAACCAGATCGCAGTGTAGTCATGCATCCCGATATCCCAGAACGTATCGACCTTATTAGCCGGATCGTGCGGAACGCTCGTAATACGTTTTTTGTCATCAAGATCCTGTAACTCTTTGCCAAAAATGCTGCCGGGTACGTTCGCAACCCAGCTGCATTCGAACTCCTGATTGTACTGGTCGATCGTCATGGTTGCCTTCGCGGCTTCCAGTTCTTCCGCATCCAGCAGATTGGTTTCAGATGCCTTGTACATCTGGCGCGCCCAGCCCTTTGTGCTGGCGGCGGCTTCCCACAAATCGTGAAAGTAGTTGTGGCCCTGCGGCGTGCCTATAAACGTGCAACCGCCTTTTCTGTCAGACAGTGCCGGGCGGATGACTTCGGGGAATATGCTTTCCGGCATATCCGCGACCTCGTCCATCACGGCAAAATCAAGATAGATGCCTCTCAGACTTGAGGGGTTTTCTGATCCCAGAAGGCTTATTCTGGCGCCGTTAGGCAGATCGCAGCGCAGTTCCGTCTCATGGTACTTCGTGCCGGGAATCTTTCCGCTGAACTGCTTGAGATAGTCCCATGCGACGTTCTTTGCCTGGCGATACGTCGGCGCTATGTACGCCAGCCGCGGGTTGGGCTTCTGTTCTTCGATCGCGCGCTTGAGCAGATGATTGATGGCACAGACCGTCTTGCCGAACCGGCGATGCATGACCAGCACGTTGAAGCGGTTCTGATCCAGCATCTGATGCAGTTCCCGCTGCAACGGGCGCGGCGTGTAATCGATCTCTATCGTCTTCAATGCACAAGCTCGCCGGCAGAGTCTTCCCAGCCCTCAAACGGCCCCATAAGCTGTTGCAGGAACCATTCAGCGGCCTCCTGGGTGTCAAAGCCCTCAAGCATCACGCACAAGCCTACCTTGCCCTCCATGTCAGGGACGCAGTAGGCGGAATAGTGCATTAGCCGCGGCCCATCACAGACTTCTTTTTCTTCTTCGGAAACCCGGCCTTCATGTTGGCGTAGGCTTTCGAACTTACGGTGGATTTGCTTTTCGGCCGGCTGGTGCCGGCTTTTTTGCGAGCGTTCATGTTTGCGTAGAGGCTCATGCTTTTTTCGCCTTGTTTCGTTTCGAGATTGCCGCCGCTTTGCTCTTCGCGTCGGCTTTGGATGAAGCGCCCCACGCGCGGAGAGAAAGAGAGAGACGCGTGGGGCGTCCCTTCGCATCGCGCTCTGGCCCCTTCATGTTGCCCATGCGGGCGAGGAAACTAGCGCGGCGAGGATTGTCGCCTTTCTTGACCGGCGGCTTGAGCGTGCCGCCCTTGTAGCTGGCGCGGCCTTTGGCGTTTAAGCCGCCTTTCGGGTTCTTGCCTTCTTTGCGGGTCCAGGCGGGTGATGCCATGTGGCGCTGCTCCGGTTCAGGCTCAGAGCGTCTGAGCCTCATTCTGCGATGTATTATCGTCTAGGGAAGCGGCGGGCGGTCTTGGGGGGGGAGGGGTAGGCATTTGCCGAAATCGAAAAAAAAATGGCACCCCCCCATCGCCAGCGGACGCTAACCCATTGAAAACATTGCGCTGACCTACTGATTATCTATCCGTGGCCGCTGCGAATGCGTTGCAATTGCGGCATCGCGCGCGTATCGATAGCCGCCTCCGTCTACTTAAAAAAACTATTGTTTCGACGTGTCGTCAGCCACCAGCTTGATGACATCGGCCGGCTCAGACTTGCCTTGCTCCTGCTCATCAGGCACCGCACCCCAGACCAATGTCACAGGTCCGTTCTGCTGCTCAATGTCTTCCTTCTTGTGACGCACACCACGGGGCTGCATCTTCGCGAACGTCCACTTCTTGGTGTCAACCTCAAGCCGACGCCGCTGCACCTCTGCGTTCATGTATCGCGGGTCCATGTCTGTCGGCAGCGGAGACGCCGCCAGATCGTGCATCTCGTCGCTCAATACCTCGGCACCGATCGCTCTCGCCCGGCTGTACATATCGAACAGGTCTTCATCACGCTGCACCGCCTTCAGCACCGTGACCCAATGCGGCATGTTCTCGCCCTTGTCACACACCGAACGCAGCGACTTGCCCTTCGCGAGTTCGTCGCAGACTTCCTGCATCTTCGACTTCGTGACCTTGAACCGCTTGGTCATCATCCACCCATAAAAAAACCCGCCGAAGCGGGTGATTGGCGTCAGAACGCCACCATACAGAAAAATACCCACATTTGGTGTGCATCGTCAACACCAAACACTATATCTTGTACCACAACTCCAAAATAGCCCGCTCAAACCGCCGCTTGGCCGTCGCCGGGTGACAGCCCACCAAACCCGCCACACGGCGCCATGCCGGCCCTCTCTGCCGCCTCACGGCCGAATGGGCTACTGCCCATACCAAACGAGCGTCATCGGCCTCCAGCAGCCTTGTAAGCCGCAGCGCAGCATCCCAGCGATCGACCTCACCCGCATCAGCCGGACTAGGTCGCACCTCAAACTCTCCATACCCATAAGCCAGCCCCGGATCAGGCAGATAAGTCGGCCAAGCCACGCGATACTTCTTCCGCATAACTCCCGGCATCTTCCGCTCAGTCTCAGCGGCTTCAAAGAACAAACCAACCAACCCATCGACATCGCCGACACGCTGCCGCAAGGCTTCAAACTCACCCATCATTGCGCACCTTTCGCCAACGTACTAGCCACGTTTACTGCGCACCAAGTGCGCGCCAAATGCGCAGCAAGCGCATTGGCGTGCGCGTGCGCAGTAAACTAGTACGGAATTTTTCTGCGCGCGCACTTTTTGCGCAGCTAGTGCGCAGTAAGCGCGCAGTAACAGACCAAAAACAGACACCCCAATGTTCACCCATTGTTCACCCCCGGCAGCTTGTCAAAATCAACGAATAATCCTTCATCAGATCGCCGGCGAACTGGGTTCTTGTATTCATCTGAATACAGGACGCCGGACTGTTGCCACGCTCGAATGATGGTTTTTGCTGCGCCGTCTGCGATGCCCATTTGCACCAGCACTGTGCCGGCCCAACGTGCGGCCGACCTTTGGGTCCAGGTGTAGCGTTGGCCGTCGTCCAACCCCTCGCCAATCAGCAGCAAAGCACGCCGCGCACCATCAACGCCCAGCCCGTCAAATGGATCAGGCGGCGACCAGGGCGCCAGAACGCCCACATAATCGCCCTGCATTAACTCAACCGAATGACGCTCGAACCACACCGCATCCGCGCTGGGTGCGCTCATATTGCCCTTCGCGTCGTCCACGCGGACGTACCACGACCGCCGCGCGGGCAGGATGTCGAAGCCTTCAGCCTCTTTGTCCGACATTGGTGTGATGGTCCGCGCCGATCGCACGGCACCGGCCAAAGCGCCGGCGCCTCGCGCGGTGTTTATGTCGCCGGCAGTAGCAACAAACCCAGACGGCGGCTTGCGGGTGTGATGGACAAGATCGATCGCCGCACCGCACCGCTTTGCTACATCAGCGAACACGTCCAGCACCGCATCGATCTGCTTGTTGTCGTTCTCTTCGGCGTAGTGGGCCTTCACCAACGGATCGACCTGGAGCAGCCCGATGTTCAGCCGCTGCATCTGCTCAATTACCTGCTCCGCGGCCACTGTCGGCGCCACAATGCCGTCCACTGGTTCGGCGACAATCATCTTGCAGTCGCGGCCCGAATCCAAGAACAGCCAGCCCTCAAGCTCACTGGGATCAATCCTATAATGCTCACAGATAGCCCACGCCCGCCGCAGAAGCTCGTCGCGCGGATCTTCCAAGTTGTAATGCCACACTCGAACCCGCTCGCGCACTGGAACGCCCAGCAGGTCGCGCCCCGTCGCCAACGCGATGGCTTCGGTCAGTTCCAGCGTGGTTTTGCCCACGCCACCCGGCGACACGGTAGCCGACACATATCCACGGATCAGATGCTTGCCATATAGCCACCGCCGCGGCTCCACGCCGCGCATGTCGGCAGCACTGAAGCCTGATGCCATAACGCGCACAATGCGACTCTGGACGCCATCCAAGACCGCCTGACGGCCATCAGACACCCACACGTCGTTCCAATCGGCACCAACCTCGTCCGGCATGACGATGTAGTCGGGCTTCGCCTTCCTCGCACCGTCCATGCCCGCACCGCTGGCGTCGTTATCGGCCGCAATCACGATCTCGGCGCGCGGCCACGCAGCCCGCAATCCTTCCACCACCGGCGCCAGGTTGCCCGCATCGAACGCACACACCGCGCACTGTCCGGTCGCCTCATATACAGACGCTGCCGTGGAATAGCCTTCCGCCACATAGATCACGCCGGATGGGCGCCCCAGCATGAAGAAGCCTCCCTTCTTGCGTCCGCCGGCCAGAAACCGCTTTTCGCCATCAGGCCCAATGGTCTGGTGCGAGATCACCTGTCCGGTACTATCCACGATCGGGATCAGCAGCTTGTCG